GCCGAAGGTGGGGGAGACAGGAAAAGACTGATTTGCATCTTGAGGTTCCTTACCCTGCTGCCGTTTTTTCAGGCCTGCCAGCCCACGGCCGCCATGCTTGACGCGGAGCGGGATTATTACCGGTACAATGCCGAGATAATGAAAGCGCGATCCGTCCCCAACAAGCCGCTCCTCGAGATCAAGGCGATGGATCCGAAGAAGGACATGGTCTTTTCCAACGTCGCCTCGATTGTCGTCTACGCGCCTCCGCAGCAGGGTGAGCAGGTTTTCATCCCGCAATTCCGCCAGGTCGACTATTCCGAAAAGTGGATACCGGCCGTGACGGGCATCGCTGCGGGCCTGATCGGCGTCGGCGGGATGGGCTGGATGGCCCACGAGCTGAAAGGCATCAACAGCGGCACAAACTATAACATGTACGGCCAGGGCAGTTCTGTCAAGACGCAGGGCGGGACGACGGCCAACCTGACGAACTCGACGACCGGGACGGTGGGCGCGATGGATGCGACCTCGACACCGACTGTCGTGGAACAGCCCGCGCCGATCATCGTCACCCAGCCGGAGCCGGTGATCATCCCCCAGCCTGAGCCGGTCATCGTGAAATAGGAGGAAATCATGGAAACCTTGAAGTCATGGGCAAAAAGCTGGTTTACCAGCGTGGCGGGAGGGATCGTCGGCCTGCCGCAGATCGTCCAGGCATTATCGGGTGAGCCGATCAACTATCAGCTTTTAGTCACCGGCGTCGGATCGCTACTCCTCGGCCTGGCCGCGAAGGACAGCGACGTGAAGGACAAGGAATGAACAAAGTCGATCCGGTAACATACCTGACGCTTGACGATCTGGCGGCTGTTCCGGCTGACAAGCTGCCGATGATGGTCATATCGGACAACCTACAAGGGCTGTTCGGCCTGCTGATCAAGCTGGTCACGAAGTCTTTTTACAGTCACTTCATGTGGCTGCACAAGCCGGGGATGATGGCCACGCAGTCCTGGTGGTTCCATGAAGCCCTCGTGACCTCGTTCAAGAAGAACAGCCTCAAGGTGTTCTGGTGCCCGACGTGGACAACAGATCAGAGGGCAACGCTGATACAGGTGATAAACAAATGCCTTGGTCAAAGTTGGTGGGACACACGCTATGATGTTCTTGGCGTGATTGGACAGTTTCTCGGCTTGGATTGGTTGCAAAGCGACAAATACCAGTATTGCTCGGAGCATATCTGCAAACTGGCGCTGGTCGATCCGGATGCGCTGGAGTGGCTGAAAACCTGCCGGCCGACTCCGGAGGAGGTAAACTCTTGGCTAAAGGTACAGAAGAACGCGGACGGGTCCGACCGGTATCCGGTGTATTGCCGGGTGGTGCCCGGATGACGAAACAAGGAGGAAATAGGTAATGGCGACGTTTACAAAATTCAACAAATTCCTGGAGGCGCTGGCCGAGGGAGGACACAATCTGGGGTCAGACACGCTCAAGTTCGCGCTGACGAACACTGCACCAACGGCGGCGTCGGATACGGTCTTTGCGCCCGGCACACTGCATCCTCCTCCGGCGGCGGCCAATGGCTACACGACAGGCGGACACGCGGCAACGATCGCGTCGTCCTCGGAATCCGGCGGGACGTACACGCTGGCCTGCACGACGGATGTGGTGATCACGGCGACGGCGGGCGGCATCGGGCCGTTCCGGTACGTCATCCTGTATAACGACACTTCGGCGACGGACCTGCTGATCGGATATTGGGATTACGGCAGCTCGATCACGTTGGCGGACGGCGAGACGTTCACGATCGACGTGACGGCATCCCTGCTGACGATCACATGATGGACGTGATCCCATACATCGCCGCTTTCGGATGCGGGATCGTGTTCGGCGTGTTCGTGATGTGCATGGCCTGTCTGTCAAAGAAAGGAGAATGACGATGTTCAGGAAAGTAATATTGACGGCCCTGATCCTTGCGGCCTTCACGCTGCTGATCGTGGCCAAGTCCAATGCCGCCCCGTTTCTCGTCTGCGACCCGCAGTCTGGCGTTGTTGGGTATGAGATCACCGGCCTTGCGACCCCTGTGAGCTTCGTGGCGCAGCCGGACGGCTCTTTGAAGTATGACCTCGCGTCAGTCAACAGCGGCACTTACACCTTGACCGTGGCGGCTTGCAATATGTGGGGATGCAGTAGCACGGCCCCTTTTGGGTTCAGCAAGCAGGTTCCATCAGCACCTGCTGGGTTCAGGATAGTGGCAGACTGACACGCGTCTCTTATACTACATGGTCACAGCGTTAATTTTGCTGGCTTCGGTGGCACAGGAACAGGTGACCTGCCCCGAAGAACAGCCGTGCCCAGTCGGCTACCATGAGACTGTGGTCAACTGCAAGGCCTGCATCCTTGACGGCTATGTGCTGACAAGGCCCACGGATACTGAAGCCTGCAAGGTCGGATTCTGGGTCACGCCTGACCAGAAGCAATGCTGCCCTGATGGGACGATCCTCAAGAGCGACGGCATGTGCTGTGTGGTCAACGAGTCAGACCCCTGCTCATGCGCGGAGGGATGGCATCTTGTCGCCCCGTTCAAGTGCTGCCCCGACGGGAAGTTTCTGGCGGGGGACAATCCCGACTGCTGTGTGGCGGCGGGAG